CCAGCCGTTGCGCCAGCAGCAGCACCCGCAGCGGCGCCACCTGCTGCGCCCGCTCCAGCGCCTGCGGCTGTTCCTGCGGCTGCACCTCCAACTGCACCAGCGGCAGCGCCTGCCCCGGCTCCTGCGGCAGTCGTAGCTGCGGAGGTTGCAGCCGCAGTTGTCGCAGTCCCCAACGCAGTACCCGCAGCAGAGCCAAGACCACTGCTAACCGCAGACCCCGCGAGGCCGCCGAGATAGCTGCCGCCGAGGCTGCCAGCAATGCCGCCAATTTTCCCGCCAGTGTCACCACCGATGGCCTTCCCGATTTCTCGGCCAGCAAGCCCACCGCCAACACCGCCAACAAGCGATCCAGCCGTTGAGGCAAGCGGGTATGAAGCAGAAGCGCTTGTCCCAGCGGCACCAGAAGAACCGGTTGCCGTTGTGGAGCCATGAGCAGGAGTGCCCGCAATGCCCTGCATTGCCTGCTGTGATCCTGCGGTTATGCCTTCCTGCGCCGTTGCCCCAGTTGCTGCTGATGTTGCATCCGTTGCCGCTGCATGTGCTCCTGTCTGAAGCTGCACGCTGGGTGCGGCCATATCTGCGGCTTGCTGTGCTTGAACCGCCCCTCCTGCTGGCGCCGCGCCAGAGCCAGCCTGTGCGGCCTGGTCTGCGGCGCTGGGCGAACCAAGGCCCTTTAGGAAGTCATAGCCTTTGTTGCCGTATTTCCACATTTGTTCGCCAGCGCCAGCAACCGAGAGCCCACCCATTGCCAGGCTTCCAGGGGATGTTGGCGCTGCCTCGACTTCAGTGCGTGGGCCTTCTTTCGTCTGCTGGCTCATGGTTCCACTTGCCTGTCCCATGGCCTTTTGACCCATCGCATAAGGATTTTCAGGTCTATATAAAGGCATAGTTGATCCTCAAGGATTAGCTTTTCAGCAGGTTAATGCCCTGCAACACGCCGCCTGTGGCATTGTAGGACGCTGCGTTTTTCAAGCGGTCATAGTTTTCTTGTTCTGCGCCAACCCTGGCTTGCGTCCGCGCACCAGCAAGCTGTGCGGCCTGCGTGGTTTGCTGTGCAGCAGCAATGCCCTGATACCTGCCCGAATTGGGGTTTACCCCGAGCCTGGCCTGCGCTCTGTTGCTGGCCGCTGTGGTGTCCTTCCATGCGTTTGCCGCATCCGCAGTTGCCAGAGCCATGCGTTCATTAACGTCAACGCCCGTTGTGGATGCCGCCAAAAACTTCTGGGCGGCTGCCGTCTGCTGGGGCAAAAGCTGATTGGCTGAGGTAAGCGCCTGCTTGTAGAGGTTGGTTTCAAGTGGGAGCGTCTCAAGATTGGCCTGGGCTTGGGCAATTTCATACGGCTTTGTGTATGTCTTCCACATGTCGTAATAATCGCGCGCCCAGCTTTGCTGTTCTTCGGATAGGGCTGCCATGCGGGAGTTGTACGCATAGTCCACAGTGTTGGTTGTGGAACTGCCACCACCACTGCCACCACCGCACTGAGAAACCCATCCGTCATACTCGATGAATTCCTCGTGCATGACAGCCATGGTTTCCATGTTAATTTCTACTCTGGTGTATATCTTCATGAACTATGCCTCTGCGCCGATGTTTTCTCGTGTGGCCACGGTAATCACGGCATCAATGCTTTCGCCGCTCTCTGCGTTGAATAAGGCTTTTGGAATCACGCCTATTTTTGAAGCGCCACATGCAACGGCGCCTCTCCAAGCAAGTGGGTTGTTTATGGGCGTCAGCCCCATTACGCAGTCAAACAGGAAGCCCATTCCGTCACTGTATGAAAGAAGTTGCCTGTAAACCTGCTTTCCAAAATGGCGCGCGCGGCCCCAAGCTTCCTTGAAGAACACCACATGGCCGATGCAGGATTTTGCTGCGAATGCGTCATACCAGGCGAAGCCAATGAGCCTTTTTCCGTCCATAAGCAGATAGGGAAGGGTGCCGTTTCTGAGGACTAGAGACACAAAGGCATCAACGCTCCTGTTGTGCATCCCGTAAAGAGTTGATTTAAGAAGATTTTCGTCTTCCATTCGCATGTACACACAACGAACTACAAGCTCGCTTCGGCTGTCGAGATAGTTAATGTACTGCATGAAGAAATCATCACTGCTCATTGGAATACCCCATTGCCAGCCAGGCAAAATTGCCAGCGGCTGTGAATTTCCATTCGCCTGTTCCGGTTCCGTCAGCAGCCAAAATTTCTTGAAGCCCTATTGCCCCGAAAGCCCCGGTCACAGCCTGCACAGTGCTTACAGAAGAAAGAATGACTCCTGGCTGTGAAAGCCATTGCCCATGGATATGAACTTCCTCGCCATCCACTGCCGTTCCCGTGATCATGGTTGGCAACACGCCATCGGCAATTTTATCTGCCGTCACGCATCTGCCAGCCATGGAATCAGTCCCGACTGCTCCAGAAGCGATAGCACGGCTTGTGACAGCGCTGATGGCGATCTTGGTATCTGTTACAGCACCATCGGTGATCTTGGCCGAAGTGATCGCATTGTCGGCAATGTGCGAGGTGAGCACGGAGCCTTGCCCTATGCTGGCAGTGGCTGTGCCCGTAGATACCGAGCCGTCAGAAACGCGCACGGCTCTGGATTCATCAGAACCGCGCACCATGCCGGACAAGCGCAGTACGATTGTTTGCAGTGCTTGCAGGTAGTTTGTAAGCGCCCGGTCAATACCGCGCGGTATCGCCGGGAGTCCACGATCAGTTGCCATACTCAACTCCCTCAATGCTCCCGCCAATGCGCGCTTCATACACAGTGGCAGTGCCAGCGAGTTCAAGGCTCCAAAGTTTTTCAGCACGGCCTGTAGGCAACCGTTTTGCCCTGGTGTCCGTTATTCTCATGCGAGCGCGCGGCCTGGTCCCGTTTGGGCCGAAGAGGGCAGCACGAACAAAAGCGCCTGCAGAGAAATCGCCCTCGATGCGAACAACGGACATGCACAGGAGCGAGGAAGTGAAAAAAGGCTTTGAGCGCCATGTGTATGCCATTGGGGCGCCAGCTTCTAACTGGTAGATTTGGCTCCCATCTTTCGTGTCCACGGCTAGGTAGACGGCATCGTCTTCCGAATGGTGGTAAACGGCGCGTACCTTCCAATCTTCTGGAAGCAGCACCCGCACCAAATCCTTTGCACCGATGCTGAACAGCATCCCTTGGTTCGTTCCAGCAAAGAAGGCGACATAGCGCCCGTCATGCACCGTACCCATAAGGGTTTCAGGGTGCATGGCCTGCCATTGGTCGCGAGTGAAGGTATGGGCCGTGAGCAGGCTTTGGTCGCTGTTGGTGAACAACATGAGTCCGTCAGGGCTTGCATACACGACGCCGCCAGGCAGGCTGCCAACACTGCGCGCGGACACGCAACTTTGCTCAATCGGCAGGTGAACGAACTGAAGGCTTTCAGGCTCAGACCCTATAGCCAGATATGGGCGCCCGGTAGTCAGTACAACAATCGTTCCGTCGACATGGCCAAGGGCCACAATGGGGTCCTCAGTTGTCAGGCGGTAGCTCTCTGGGAAGACATAGCCATAGAACGGTTCAGAAATAAGAAGCTCATTCCCGCGAAATGACGCGTAGATGCCGTTGTCAGTCTTGATAAGGCCGCGCGCGTCATCGGGTATCGCGTCCCATGTCGTCGTGGCCATAACGTCAGTGGATATGTCCACGTCATTTACCGTGTCCACATGGGATGTGACGGGCAGTGGAAGCTCAACTAGGAAATGAAACTCACTCGTCGTGGTGCCGGATACCGTGCGGTAAATGCGGATATGGGAAATTTCCAGACCTTCAAGCTCTGGGATTTCAAATCCGCTTACTGTCACGCCGTCGCCATCCAGCACATCTACGACGGTTGATGCTGGCGATGGAGCAGATTCTTGTTGAAAAATGCCGTCTGCAAGGGATTGAACAAGCGTGTAGCAATATGCAGATGAACGGGCTATGCCGCTATCCGTCGATGTCGTGTCCTCAACCATTTCAGCAGTGACGGAAACGGTAACGTTGTCTTCCTTAATGGTCGAAAGCGTGTCTTCATATCCGTAACGCGGCGGTATTTCAGATTCAGAATTTGCGCCAAAGGCGTAACAGGCGACTGTCGCGGCTACCGCGCCTTTGCTTATGACTACAGACGGGGCTTTACCCGGGCGGGGAATTCCTAGGCGGTGTATTTTGCCACCGCTCATGTACTGCGTTGGATATGCTCTGTCGCCTGTTACAAACAGATGCCCAAGCGGGGTCTCGCCAGATATATCGGTCACGGCAGACTTGACCACGTCAACGGCCCCAGGCCATGACAGCCAACCGTCGGGGTGCTTGAAGATCGTTTTAGAACTGGATGTCAGATCGGCAACCTTTAATGGCCCGCGCAGCGCCTCAAGGGCACCACGCTGCAACTGGCAATTCACGGCCACCGCTGCCTGTGTGTCATCAAGCAACCTGGGAGCAGTGCGCGGAATCTCACCGCCAAATGTTGGGATGGTTATTGTGCCCATTAGCTTGATCCAGAATTGTTGTTGCTGCCGGTTCCAATATTGTTGATTCTTTCTTCAAGGCTTGAAATGCGGCTGCTCAATGAGCCAAGGCCCGCAATTGACAAGATACATTGGACGTTTGCAGACCCGTCAAAACTCACGTTTCCTGAAACATCACCACCAAAAGTTATTTTCGTCTGAAGCTTGAGCCTTCCGGCAGCGTCGGCAGACTTGGCATGAGTGGCTTCCGTGACCTCTTCTGCAAGTGTCCCGTCGGCATTGCGCTTTACGTCCAGCCTGCGCCAGGCAGTCCATTCACCATTCGGGGCAGAGCGTGCCCATATTTGCACATTGCTGGTGCTCACTCGCACCTGAACTGGGATGCCGTCGTCACCAACAAAGTGCAGGCCATAGTAGTTCATGAGGATTCTCCTCGCGCGTCCAAACTACACCGCGTAAGTGACGGTGATTGCCTGCACAGCTTCAACGCTGGTTGCCGCGTCCACGGCGGCCAGCAGGGAATCACGCCGGGCAGCATGTATGGCTTGGATATCAGCCAGCCCTTCCGGGTCTTCGATTTTGAAATCGGCTGCCGCAATAGCCAGCTCCACAGCACTCGGCGGCGTGTTCCGGCTCGGCATTGTCAGGCTTGCCGTCAGCGCTGCATCAAAGCCCGCGTTGATCTCTGCTCGTTTGGCTGCTTGTACATCTGACAAAGAGGGGGATGGTGGAACGTCTAACTGTGGTACACCTCCATTACACACAATTACTTTTCCCTCGCATTGCCCGGCCAGCAGCGTCATGTGCAAATCGTCACTGATTGCAATTGCATCTTGCGGGATAACCTTATTAATTTCAGGGTCATAAAATCCGCCAGTGCTGTTACTGTAATATTTCATGTGCTCTCCTAGTACCCGATTGCCATATAACAAGCAGGTACATTTGCGACGTCTAAGCTTCGATAGGAAAAACTTGAAGCGTTAATGCTATCAGCACCAGGTACTCCATTAGCCCCCGATACACGCCCGAATGTAAGGGACACAGCCCCTGTAGGGAATGCCACCGGGAAAGAGTATGTGCCATTTGTCGAAACATACCCCCACTGAATAATCAGACCGTTGGCGAATTTTTGATAGCCTGTCGCGCCTAGAGCTGATGGAAATAGAGCAGACAATCCCGATGCGGTAATGTTGCTCAAATCAACATTTAGCTTGCCCGCCAGACCTGCCATGTAGTTCGACCAATCGAACACGCTGGCGCTGTTCTGCGCAGATGCCAGAACCACAAAATGCCGCAGGCGTACCTGCTCATCGGTGACAGTGGTGGAATTACCGTAGATGGTATTAGCCTTGTTGGACCCAAAGTATACCCCAGGGTTAGTGCTGTAGCTTACACCTGTAACACCATATACTGCGGCCCCCTTGTAGAATGGTCCTGTAAGAGTGCCATCGGAAGAAACAAGGCCCGTCCAGCCTTCAATGTTCGGCAACCCGGCCTTGACGCTCTTGCCAAGCTCTGCGGCACTTGCGGCCTGCGTGATGGAATCGCCGTTTTTCAGCAGCGGCACTTTGAACTTCTGGGCGGTGGTGTCCAATGCGAACTTGGCACAGTTGCCCGTCAAGGCCACCTGGGCGGCAAAGGCCGCATAGGTGCAGGTGAGCAACTTGCCGCCCACAAGATACGTGTCGTAAAACTCCCTGAATTGTTCACGCGTGTATTCCGCAGCGTCAGCCGGGACGGTGCCGTTGGGCACGTAGGTGTCTGTGCACAGCATGGTTTGGATGCTGCCAATAAGCATCGTTGGCATCAGGGTATTCAATGCATCAGACCCAACTGCAAGAACCTTCGGCACTTCGCCTGCCACACCAGACGCAACGTCTGCTGCAGTCGCAATTTGCACACCACCAATGGAAGTCTCGCTTGCTATATCCAAATCGAGTGAACCAGCGGTTGTGATCCCAAGGCCTCGACCAGGTGCAACCAAGCCTGTCACGCCTTCCTGCGCCAGTATGGCCACTGCGGCGGCGCGATCTGCTTCGGATTGCGCCCTGTCAGCCTGTGTCTTTGCTTTCCCGGCTTGGGCAGTGACGGCATCAACAGAAGCCGCAGTAAGCGTGGCATTTGTGGCCGCGTCTGAAGCAGATTTTGCAGCATTTTGTGCACTCGTAGCAGCAGCCGTCGCACTCGTTGCGGCAGCAGTTGCACTGGTGGCGGATTCTTGTGCTTTCGCTGTTGCCGTGTCAGCAGCAGTGCTTGCCACACTTGCCTTTTGGGTCGCGATGTCTGCGTTCGCGCTGACGGACAATTCAGACGACGATGCGCGTTCTGCCGCGCCAGCGGCTATGGTTGCTGCTTCCTGAGCCTCAGCCGTAGAATCACTTTTCAGCTCAGTCCCAGCCGCTGGCCACGTTCCATCAGGGTTTTGGAATTTGAGCTTTGTTCCGTTCCATTGGTGGCTTGGCGTAAGCCCTGGTTCACCCTTTGGCCCAATCGGGCCGGAAAGATCAACGGCGGGAACAGACAGCGAATTGTCGTCATTCTTGAAGCCAAGGTTCTTTCCATCCCATACAGGCTTGGGAACGGCGGCCAGGATATTCGCCTTAGTTTCAGCACCGTGGGCCTTTGGGTCGCCAAGGTGGTTTGCGAGCAAGGTGGCCGCCTGCTCAACGGTGCCTTGAGCACCTCGAACAGCTGCAACTGCACCTACTACTTCGGCAGCAAGTTCTGCGTTTGTGGTGGGAGTTTCTCCAGCCATGCTAGGCTCCTAATTTTCTATAATTCAGCACAACGTTTCGTGCGGCTTAGGGGGTCACACTGGACATGATGCTGTTTAATTTTTGGATCGTTACCTGGTCAGAAAGAGTGATCATTTGGCTCGAAAGCTTTACCAAGGCAGATTCAATGTTGTAGTCATGTTCCATTTTCACGGCGAAGGAGGCAGCCAAGTTGGCCGATTCTGTGGCAGATGCAGCACTTGTTTGCGCGATGGTAGCTGCGGCAGTAGCGGCGCTTGCATTATCTGCAGCGGTTTGGGCCGCCGCTTTCGCTTCTGCCGTAGCAATTGTGGTTGCCTCGTTTATAATCGTTTCTGAGACAACGCTGGCAGCGGCCTGAACCAAAGCTGCGTCCACGTTTGTCGTTATTGACTCAATTCTGGCAGCCTGGACAGATGTTGCGGAAAGGGCCGCTTGAGCCGTTTGCGCGCTCTTAGCGGCGTTTGTTTCGCTTATCCTTGCTGCCTCAGCAGATGCGCTGGCTTGTGCCGCAGATGTAGATGCCACGGCACTTGCATCACTGGCCTGCTTTGCATTCCTTGCAACGCCGTCAGCCGCATTTGTGGCTCTTGCTGCTGCATTGAAGGTTTCATCCCGTACCCTCTCCAATCCTTGGGCCGCTGCCTCTGCGCGCGCCGCACTGTTTACAGCCTCGGTAGAGGACTTGGCGGCCGATGCGGAAGAGCAACCGGCTTTACTTGCCGCAGATTCAGCCCGCTCTGTGAGTGCTTCAAAATCAGCGCGGAAGAGGTCGGCTTCTTCTTTGAAGTCCTCTTTCGCCAGCACCACAAAGGCTGAAAGGTCAGACTGAGCCTTCCTGCCAGCCGTCTGTACTGCTGCAATAGAGTCATACTGAGATTTGTTTATGGCAGTCACGGCATCTGTTTTCGCAGATCCAGCGGAGGCCTTGATGTCGGTCACCCCTTTTGCAGCTTCCGCTGAGATTGACGCCGTGGCTTGAGCCGTGAGGTTTGAAACCGAATTGGAGGTTTCAGCTAACACTGTAGTTTTGAAGACTGCTGCTGTCTGCTGGGCGCTGGCCGCAGCGGCACTTGCGCGGCCTTCTGCGTCCTGGGCAAGCTTGGCAGATTGCTGCGCAGCAGCTTTGGCCGCTTCCGATGAAGTGGCAGCAGCGTTAAGCCGTGTCTCTACTGCCGCCGCTGCGTCCTTATGGCTCTCTGCCGCCTTAGCTGAAGCTGCGGCCTGAGCAGACCATGCCGCTACCTCGGTGCTTACGGCTTGCCCAGCCGTGCGCGGCTCGTAAGCGGGCAGCTCCATAATGTCTTGCAGGTTGCAATCTGCGTTTGGCACAACCGCCGTCCCGCGGATTGACCGCAGCTTTTGATCTGGGAATGCCACCGACACAGTGTATTCGCTGCTCTCGGTTCCCAGTTCGTTGGGCCAGGCTGAAAGTACGGCAACACCCATTGCATCGGTCACGGCCCGCGCCTCTCGGGGCACAATGTATCCGGCATAGCGTTCCGTCGTTGTCAGGCGCATGGTCACAGTGGCGTTGCTTACAGGATCGCCATGCTGGTCAAGAAAACGTGCCGTAATTTTTACGGTGGGCAAGGCGCTCATATTTCCCCCACAAACAGGCTTTCACCGTGCTTGAGACGTATCGTTTTTGCTCTCGCGCGCCCGCAGCCTTCGCTGTAGAGCTGAAGCGCAAGACTTGCGCCCTGAGCGTCAGTCCATTCAATCTGAGCGCCGCTCATGGCCTTAACCTTTGCCAGTGCCCCATAGGCGATTGTGTCCCCCCATTCTTCAAGAATTTCTTCCGGCAGGGATTCAGCATTCCTTGAAGGGCGCACAGCGCATTGAACAACTGCGACTGCGTCCTTCTGGGGGGTAAATCCCAAAAGGACATCACTCGCGGTTGCTCGGTATTCGGACGCATCAATATAGTTCCCGTCCAGGCTGATTTCTTTCACCCTGGAAACAACGACACCCTCGGGCGGGTTGAGCTGTATTTGGCGATTACCTTTGATCGCGTCTTCTTGCAGGGTCATCGACCACACACCAGTAGTGCCGCAAAAATCGCCCGCAACGTATTGCAGGGCATCTATGACCATGCTGCGGGGGCAGGGCAGAACTTGGGGCAGAACCCTGGGTATAAGGACTCCAAGCTGTTCCATTCTGTTCATCATGCACCTGCCGCAGGAGCGGTTGATTTTGCCTTGGGCCATCCGGCATCCACCTGCAACTTGATCCCGAGGATCTGTGCATAGAGCTGCAGGTGGAGGGATGCCTTGCTGGCGTTGCTGCTTTCGTTATCCCCTGACAAAATACTCGCCAGAATATGGTGTTTCAGCGCCGCTGCGTAGCCGTCTGGCAAACCAATCTCCTGCTCTGGGCTGATTATGGCTTCCGGGGCCGCGCTATATGTGGCTTCAACCCACACGTCAGCGTCATCAGATACGGCGGGGTAGACGTAGTAGATGTTTGGGTTTGTGAGACGGT